GTTCCCATAAAAAATGTAATTTAGTTTATTAAAAAAAGTTTATTAATCAAAATATACATAAAAAAAGTCTGATTACAAAACCAGACTCTCTTTTTTTTCAAAATATTTTTAAATATTAAAACATATAGTCGTTTTCTTCGGCTTTTGGATTAAATGATTTCATGATTTCATATTTTCCATAATTTTCAACATCATTTTTAGTTAATATGTACTCGTTTTTTCCTGATGCCTTCATTTCCTGTTGTTTTTCGTTAAAAAATTCTGCAGGATTTTGATTAAATGGATATGAATCTAAAGATCTCATTTCAAGTTTTTCTACTGGCGTTTTTGGCTTCATCTGTTGAATTTCTGCTCCCAGCTGATCGATTTTAGCCAAAACATTGTCCATTTCACCCAATTTGGATTCCAATTCACCCAGTTTGTTAAAAACATCATCCATTTGTTGAGTTACTGCTCCTGTTTTATCTTGACCCTGAGTATCATCAAGTTGTTTTTTTATACTTTTAGTCATATTAACTAAATCAGTAATGTCCAATTCTTCGGTTGTGTCGTCTTCGCCAGATGTTTCAGCAGAAGCTTCGGGAGTTTCGGTGTTACCAGTTGGCGGCGTAAATTCTTCAGCGCCTTCTGGAGGCATAGCACCCATATCCATTGGAGCATCTCCTCCAGGCGGTGGCGGAACAGCAGCACCTGCGGGTGGCGCGCCAGGAAGTGGTGGTTCTTGTTCAATTATTAATTTCTCAGCATATCTGTTTATTGCTCTGAAACGCTTCAATTCCTCATTTATATTTTTCATTTCCATATTTTTGTTTTTATTAGTCTTGTAATAATTGTCTTCCGTCTTCAGTGACATATCTTTTATTAATTCTTTCAACTATACCGTCTCTAGATCTAATAATATAACACTCACCAGTTGTTAGATCACAAACTTCTTCCTCTTTTCCGTCAGGCGAAACTGTTTTGGTTATTGTTCCTTTATCCAAAAAGTCATCTAATGTCTTGTCTATGTTATCCATCTTTATATTTTTATATAAATATCTAACATTTTATTAAATTATTGTGTTAATCTAAAAAACACTATCGCGCCATCGTATAATCCTAATTTCGTCATTAACGAATGTGACATTCCGATGCCATATCCAGTAATCGCGGGTCCAATACTTACTGGACCTTGATATGCTTTGACATAATGATTAACAACTGTTGTTACACGCAAAGATTTACTATTTTCAGGATTTAAAAATTCGGTTGTTGTATATTTGTCTGTAAAAATATTAGCATCTTCATTTGGTAATCTTTTCGGATTAAACTTAGTTTCATAAAAATCACTTTTTAAATTCTTAATGTCACCCCATTTTATATCTGGAGCTAACCTTGTTCTTGAAATAATACCCATGGTACGATTATCAGGTATTGGATATTTACTATTACCCATTTCAATGGCTTTTGCTCGTAACCATTCTTGTCCTTTATATTTAACTTTTTCTATATTTGGTTCATCATCAAATCCATTATATGGTATACCATATTCCTCTACAGATTGTTTATGTATTTGTTCTTCAGTTGTAAATCTTTTACCACCAGTATCGGTAGAATATGCTCCTGAATTAGTTACAGTTGTTTGCTCAGTAGTTGTTGATGTTTTACTTTCATCTTTAACCTTACGAATTGCGTCTTTTATGACTTTATCAAATAATGGTCGATATGCCATTATAAATGTGTCTTTAAGATCAGGTAATGCTCGTTGTGGAATTCTTGAGCCTTTAAATGATGTCTCAATACCTGTTGATTTAATATTATGCGTCACTTCAGTAATCCAGTATGAACCTCTAAACAACGGAACATTTTTTAAATAAAAATACATTGTCGGTTGTATCATTACATTACCCATACAAGTTACAGTACATTGATATGATGCTTGTCTGTATATATTCCATAATCCAATATCAACCTGAGCAACACTATCACCACCTTCACTTCTTCCTAAATTCTCTAAAACATAAAAAGATTCTGATGTGTTTCTTATTGTTGATTGGTCTAATTCTACCGTTTTAAAAATAGATTGATTTTGATCTCCAAAACTCACTTCAAATGCTACCACTTTATTTGATTTAGTAAAATCTATTGTTGTAAAAATATTAGGAGAAACAATAACAGGATTATTATTTACATTACTAATATCAAATCCATCGTTTTCAAATAGATATTTCCTTTTACTAATGTCTGACATTTCTGGATGTCGCGAGCTGGGCCCAACATATTGTAATATAATTTTTGGGGATGCTTCTTGATAATCAACATCCAAAAAAGAACCAAACATATTTCTTGCAACATCTTTAGAGGGTATGATTTTTGCTGCATTAGAAACATTTGTTCCATAAAAATTAATATATGCTGGTAATGCTCTAATATCAAATCCAGTATCTTGTATTAATAAAGAAATTGCGCTATACAAATTAATTTTTGCGTTTTCTTTCATTCCAAGTCTTAACATTTTGTCAAGACTAAGATATACTTCGTCACCGATATCTTTATTTGCTCTATCTAAAAATAAAAACTCTTCTATTAATGTTCTTTGTCCTATAGAATTTCCTGCTGTCCATTTATCATTAAATGATTTAAAATAATTATATAATTCTAGTTTAAGAGTTGGGTCATCGTTCCGTCCCCTATATATTCCAGATATTTGTTGACCCTGTGTTTCTGCTTTAAGATCGTCTCGTATTTTAAAAGTTATTTCATCTAAAAAATCTATTAATCTTTCTGGCGGGGATTTTACTTTAGTTGTCTCATTCATCGGCGGTTCCATAACATTTTTTTTCAAATATTCAATAAATTCCAATTTTGTTGGATTTTTTCCTTTGGCTCTCTGTCCTGCATACATATAAATTAATGGCCTAAATTGTTTAATGTTGTCCTCATTTAATGCAACATCATTTACGGAAAAGAAATTGCTATAATATCCATCCATATCTTCCCCTAAATAAAGTTCAATATTACCCAGATTTGCACTAAGTTGAGTTGGATCATATGGATCAATTGAAAAATGTTCAACATCTATTTTTGTAAATCCTCCAAATACATAATCATTGGTTTCCCTTGGATTTGCCAATGTTAATTTTATCATGTTATCCTTGGATTTAAGTGTTGTGGTTATATTAATTAATTCCGATGTTTGTTTGTTTTTAATTGTATTATAAAAATCAAAATTATTTGTGGGATCATTCGTATCTTTTTTAACTGAAGTAATTGCCTTTAATAAATCTTGAAATTTAGTGTATGTCGCTTCATATGGCTTATATGTTTCGGCCTCATTTAATTTTTCGGCAGAAAAATCTAAAAACGCCAATTCAAATGACTCCAATATTTCGGGCTTAAATGTTGCAATCAAATCAATAACTTTTTTATAATTTGTTGATAATGAAAATTCATTTGTTGTTGTTTTTAAATATTCTTTATATGTTGGGAAGGTATATCCTGTGTAATCAATATTATCAGTATAGTCTGTTCCTATACTCCAAAGAATTCTAAAGTTTTCTTGTTCTGATAATGTAAAATCATCTCCAATAATCATATTAACCCCATTAGTTGGCAATAACACATATCTTTGATCATTTGTATCAAATTTTGATTGATCTACCAAACTTGTCCATGTATTCATTCCAATGGCGCTTCCATTATGTAATTTAACGAGTCCGCTTGATAATCCCTCCGAATAATTGTCGACTTGTGAATCAATATTTAAAAATCCATATCCATTGGCAATTTGATGAAAAACAGTTTCATAATATGGATGAAATCCAATGTCTGATTGATCGGTTATATTTACTGTTTTAACAATTCCAGTATTAATATCCAGTATTGTGTTAAATGTTAAACCATTATTATTATCAAAAAATAACTCACCATCAATTCTGTCGGTGATACCTCCAATAATATCAATTCCGTCATTTATATATTTTTTATATCGATGATATATTGATCCCCATTTTAACATTAAATGATATGGAATATAATGCGTTGCACCAATTTCTCTAAAAATACTTGATATTATTGTTGATTTATCGTTTGTAACAGATCCATTGATGGTTGGAACGGTAATTGCTCCCATTCCAAATCCATATGTCTGAAAGGTAGTATTCGAGCTAACAACATCATCTAAATCCTTATATGGTAATGAATTCAAGAGTAGATATGCCGATCCAACATATTTTTCGAGTGGCGGAATTTTAATAAAATCGTCATACAATTGTTTATGAAAATAAGGAGTATTTAAAATGTGTTTATTAATACCATTTATTTTAATTGTGTTCGTAAACATATTTGTTATAAATCCATCTTTAATCCACATCACAGAATTTAAAGGAGAAGAAATAAAATCATTTGGCGGATTAACTTTTAACATACTGTTTAACTGTAAATTATTCACACTTGTACTTGTTGCGCTTAAAGAAGAAAGATATGTCGGCGAATTAAAAGGATATATGTCTTTTCTATATTCTTCGGGTTTATAGTTTTTTAAAAAATTTGATAGTTTTAAATAATCATTAGCATTACCTATTGTGCTTGTTAATGGAGTATATTTCGAAATACTAAAATCATGTTCAAGACCATCTGCTATATAATCTGTTGTTGGTATTTGATCTAAATAATATGGGTATTTTGTTGTAATTGACTCCATCTGTGAAATTAATGATAAATAAGATGTAACATTTCTCTTTAATGTGTCAACAACATCAACATCGCCAGCAATTTGATTTTTTAAATTCGAATATTCAACATCTGCTAACTCGCGTATTGAAGGAGTATCAAAAGGACTTAATGATGTTGTGTATTTTGCCCTTTCATATATTTCATATAAAATTGATGCTATTGATTTATTAGTATATGGAATATAATTCATCATGTTTGTGAGTACACTTATATCTTTCTTAGTGTCATTAACTGAATCGCCAAAAATATACTGAACATTATCAACACTACCTTCTTTTGATTCAAGATTATCTTTGATTTTAAGCGCAATTCCGTAAAAATTTTCAACAAAATCAACTTCTGGCCATAAATTTTTATCATTCGATCTTAATTTCTGTTCCATTTCCCTACTACCTGGATATACTAAAACCATTTCTTTACCTTTTTGTGACGATAATTTAACTTCTGGCCAAGGAAAAATCGTATTACCGCCATCTCTAAATATTCCTGATGATTTTACAGTGTTTTCTTCAAATATTTTTTTTCTTTCTTCTGCTTTATCAAACGCTTTTTCATGAACCTCTTTCATTAATCTAATATATGTCTCGGCGTTAGCAAGAAGTATAGCCACAAGATTTCTAACTGATGGTTTAAATCCAATTCCAATTTCTTTTTTGTCTTCAATAACGTCATTCATTATTTTTTCAACTTCCAATTCTACTTTATTCCTCTGTTCTTTATAATTTCTAAAAATAGTGTCAATTTGGTCTATTATTCCATCAATATCAACCACAATAATATTTCCATCAATTTCTGTAATTGTTCTATAATATGTGTTTATGTTTTTTAATTCGGCACATGATATGGTATTGGTTGTAATTTTATCATCATTTTTTCCTGCATTAATACCAAAAGCCTCGTTACTTTCCATTTTTCCTACTGCGGAATTTACGTGATTTGTAAGTATTTCTATTGGTTTAGTGCTACTTTTATCGTTTTGATTTAATGTATACCATATTACATCTTCCATACTTCCTGGACTAGTAGGATTTGGTCGTTGTAGGACATCTGGTAATATTCGACTTGATCCCGATTTGTATTTGTTCGACCATATATCAATATTTTTTCTGAATGTAGTAACAGTATCTTCATATTCTTTAATTGCCGCTAATGTATGATGACTGATAAATTGTGAAAAGATTTTAAATTCTAATATTTTACTTAATCTACCCGCAAGAACAATAACTTCTCGAAGAGTTCTTACTGGAAAATCTTTTGGTAAATATCCTTTATTAATATATTCCTGATAGACTGATCTTAAAACCCTATATCCTTTTGTTGTTTTAAAAACTATTTTTTCATATTGTTCGGTTTTTTCGTTATATTTTGCATCTTCACTTGATTCTGACAAATAAAAATATGGAGCATTTAATACCGATTCTAATGATATATCAGCTAAATATGCATATGTCGAACCAACAAAATTACATTCGATCTCAAAATTACCATTACTGGAATTATATTTTGAATTAAATTTAATCATATGTAGCCTATATTTTATTGCCTTTCCATAATATCCTTTAACTGTTAAATAAAATATTGGCCATGGTATATGAAAAAATGCGGCATATGGAGAATTTGCTGGAGATTCAAATAATGTCTTTCCTCGAACATCAATAAATTTTATATCCACCCTAGGTATAAAATTTGCTCCCATAACTTTTATCGATATATTATCAATTCCAAAGCTTTGTGCTGATGTGTCATTTGTAACAAATCCATTGATGGTTGGAACGGTAATCGCGCCCATTCCAAATCCGTATGTCTGAAAGCCAGATATATTAGGGGTTTTATTTGTATATGTATCTGTCCATTTAGTATCGTAATCTGTACCATCTGCATTTTTCATAAAATTTAATGTTCCTTCGGCCACTGATATTAAAGTACTTTGAGCATCATTAGCAATTAAAGTTGAGCGAGGAATTAAATCCGCCTCCAAATTAACATACATAACCAAATTTTCGGGTTCGACTGCTCTTGGCTCAACAATGCCATTAACCAATACACTATTAGGATCAAGATATATGAGATTATTATGATCAACCTTGACTAAAATATCATTTGTTGTTTTTAAATTATTATTCCCCATAATATAGTTTGTACAATTCTATGCTTTTTTTATAATCTTGTAAAGATGGAATAAGAGGAAACGGTATTCTAAGTAAAAAATTATCAGGTATTGCAAATTCAACACCGCCAACAATTGGATTTGCCTGTAATATTATCCATCCAAATAAAGGAGAATTATAATATTCCTGTGATAATTTATCTAATCTATCTTTATTGCGTCTAAATTGAATATATCTATCAGTTGATTTGATTGGTATTTCAATTCCTGGAACGATTTTAAAATCGCCCTCATTTATAAAATATTGATATCTGTCAAAATATTGATTGTTCATTGCTTATAATATTTTTATCCTCCTGTACCAGTAACTGGCCTATGATAATTTAGTACAGCCGTGGTTTTATTACCTCTTGTTCTATGCACATTCGTTAAATTTTCGATTACTGTTGGATTAGTAATTGGAAATTCGGTAGTTGTACCGAATGCAATAGCATTACCGTCTTTTCTTGTTGGGTACTTAGTTATTCCAAAATCTTTACTTTCTGGGGTTGTTGCTAAAAATTTATCTAGTCTTTTTTCAATATTTCGTAATATATTTGTGGTAAAAATTGTATCCTTTTTATATAAAGCCAAAATTTCTTGCTTCTTATCTCTTAACAACACTTTTAGAAAATATGTTAAATCCTCTGATGTCATTGTGGCTCCATAAAAATTGTATGTTTCATCTAAATCCTCTGTAAACTTAGTGTAATTTTGTTGAATAAATGTTATTGCATTACTATAATTTCCATAAAATATGCTGGCAGAAAATCCTGTAAAATTGGCGCCAGTATAAACATTTTTTTCTATTTTACCATCATACCCATATTCAACAATAAAATTTAACTTATCTAATGCTCTAATAAGCTCATTTCGTCTTGTTTCAACAGTTTTCAAATATGTCGTGCTACTTGGTATATTATCAATTATACCCACAATGGTTGTTGTAACATATGGCTTTAATAATTCTTCCGATCTTGTAATTACAGATGGCGTCATATCATTACTAATAGTCATCAATGTGGTAATATTTTCCGTTTGTGTTTTACCTGATATTACATTTCTAAAATTTAATGATAATGTTTCTAATTCGGTGCGCGTAGGATAATTACCTAACAATTCGATTGTGGTTGTACTTGCTCCTATTTGAACATTATAATCTTTTATGGTTCTATATGTTGGTGATAATATCATGCTTGCCAATTTTGCGTCATATGAAGTAAATGCCATATTATATGTCGTCATAAATGTACTAGTATAATATTGAGTATTATAAAAAACATCTTCAACTACTGATGCATAGTCTAATGTTCCATAAACCGGAACGGTAACCGCTCCCATTCCAAATCCCAGTGTCTGAAAGCTAGATATGGTTGGCTTTCCTATATATGGGCCGTCAATAACATTATCTGTTGATGTTAATAAATCATTTGAATTTGTACCTATTGGATTTGTTCTTCGATTTAAATCATCGAGAAATTCTTTTGTAAACGTTTTCTTATAAAATTCTGTTCTGTCTTCTGTTGCTCTTGACCTTGGATCGTACATTTCAGTATTGGCATAAAAATTAGAAGACAATGCATTTTGTAATCTTTCTACAGGTTTTTCTAATCCGTGTCCACCAATGAAGCTTATTTGTAAAGTAACTTCAGCAATCATTGGTTGAACCCCAATTCCGTCGGGATTTAAATCCCAAATATTCTCATCAAATGTTATATTTACATCCCTAATGACTATCTTAGAATGATAAAAATCTCCTATTCTCATTATACATATTGGTGGAGGCCCAAATGTTGTGTTTCTTGCATTTAAATCACGATCATCTGATATTCCTTTGATTGGTAGCGTGTCCCCAGGTCTGATGCATTGATTTAAAAATGTTAATCTTGCATTTAATCCTTCAGGCGTCATTGAATGAAATGCGGGATGAAAATATTTTAATTTTTCTTTTAATGATGAAAATTGTAATGGTGAATCTTCTTCAAGTTTTTTAAAATAATAACATTCTGATAATGTTTTCATTATCATTTTTTTTATTTCATCAATTGGTGGTGCCAATTTGACTCCTGATGGCGATTCCTCGACCTCAACTAATTGTCGTTGTGATGCTGGTGGTTGATCAGCAGCTTCTTCCTTAGCTTTTGCTGTTTCATCATTAGGACTTTTTGTTTCATATACAACAGCAAGGCTAGTATTTCTACAATAAAATGTGGATGGCGCCGTTCTCTGAAGGTTCTCTGAGGATAAGAGAGCAAACGCATCAGAACAATTTACATTTGCAATAGGACTCAACGGACTGTCTGTTCGTGTTTCTCCAACATTAAAAGTAGGATTTATTATGAACATTCCATCTGTATCATAACCAAATTCTTTAAGTGGAATTTTAACTCCTGGCACAACTAGTCTTGTATCGTTATTTGTAACAGTTACTCCCCATTTAAGATATTTTTCAACTATATTATCATAGATACTTATAGAACCACCATAATAATTACGCCTCTTTGCTTCTGGAAGTAGTTCATAATCCTTACATAATTTAAATACAATATCAGTTAAAACACTAAAACTTCTACGAAAAGATAGTCTCAAATTATCATTTGCATCGTCGGGAGAGCTTGCACTCGATCCTACTCGAATATTTATTTCTTTAATTTCTCCGTTTTTTAATAAATCTCTTAATGTATTAATATTTGATGCATAGTTATTATACTCACTTGTCATTCTGTCAAAACACTTATTTAATTCACTATTTACATAGGCATCCATTGCATCAAAATCTATTTCCGATTTGATTTTCTTTTCAACTCCCATTAATACCTTATAATCATTAATTTGTGGCAATCCCCAAGTAGTACCTGATCTTAAATTATACAATCCCAAATTTAAATCTTCAAAAATTAAAGATTTATTATCTGAATGTTCACTATATAAGCCAGTACAATTGTCATTAGTATATAATGTTGGATCTGACGCCACCATACTATTAGTTTGTCCCCAAGCTATTGGCGGCATCGCATTTTGAAAATAAAAATCTATATTAAATCCTGGTAGCGATGGCGCGTTTTTTGGAACTGGCGTATCTGAAACTGGATCAATAAGTACCGATTTATTTTTTGTTACAACCTGTGAATCTTTATTTTGATTTAAATATGCCATAAGCGCCTTAACTTCATCAGGTGTTAATGTTGTATATTTTCTTATTAATCCATAAAAATCAACATCCTGACATCCAGCAAAAAATGCATTAATATAATTATCAGCTTCTGCATCCGACATACCTTCAAAATGTTTTTTTACTAAAAGATTTAATATACTTGGGTGATCTACAATAACTTTAAATGACACTTGACCACTTCTAGATGTGTTATTATATGTATAAATTGGTTCGGGTCTACCTAAAAAGAAATTTTCTTCCCATTTTGCATTGTTTTGTTCTGAAACTTTTAAATCATACGGTGGAAACCACATAACTCTACCACCATTTGGACCTCTTTCACAATAAGGTAAATCTGTATATGTAAATCCAGGCGTATTAGATGCTTTCCATGCGAGATTTTCTATTGAAAACATATATTTTTTAGCAAAAAATCCTCCTTCTCTTTGCGCCATATTAGATGAGCTGGCATCAAATTCACCCTTTGCGTTTGAATTGGGATATATATTTAAATTCCATGCGTTTGTTAAAACACTACTTTCAAATTTCCTATAATTACCAGATTTCTTCATTGTATCTGAATAATTCATATAAGAAAGATCTTTTGTCCAAACTCTACAATATTCAACACCTCTCTCTTGTCCGTTATATTGATCAATATATTTTATAGCAGATCCCCTTGATAACATAGTGTCACCCTCTCTAAAAATTCTACTTGTTTGATCAATAACATTAGCAACATGAGATCGTGCCTCCCCACCATTATTTGGCATTGATTCAAGTATTTCTTGTGTTAATCCTAAAATTGAACCGTCTTTGAAACTATGTTTTGTTGATAACGAATCGTCATATTGTGATATGCCGTGTGTTCTTACATATGATTCAGTTGATTCCCCTTTGTCTGTTGATATTCCAACATATGTTTTTGTATTATCTAATAAATTTTTTGATTTTGTACTAATCCATGTTAATTTGCCTGCAACACCTCCGCCATCAATAACATTTTTAGTCCTTTGAAATAATACTGCTTGTGCGGGATCGAACATTAAAGAAAGATAATAATTACTTTTTACAGGTCTATCATCAATGTTCATTGCATTTTTAACATCATTACCTCTATCGTCACCAATGTATGCAACTCCCTCTGGCGCCTCAACACCTAATAAATTCTTTACTGATTGCGCTGTTCTATTAACAAAATTTAATATTTTCGATGTGCTTTGTGATCTTGCAGTTGTTGTATAGTTGGGGGCATATTTTGAATACGAAAGATTATCAAATAATGTTGTTCTTTGTCTTTGACCCATATATTCAATAAACAAATCGGATGGCTTTTTTGTTGTAGTTGGTCTTCTAAATATTCCGACCGCTGAATTAAGTGCCTCTCCTAGATTTTGATTATTTAGTCTAACATTTCCATCACCAACTGGATTGCGTGGATTGGATAAATAATCGCCAGGAATTTCAGCCCATGGAAATTCAACACCAGCTACCGTCTGTAAAAAGTCAATACCCTTTCCAAGTAATTTACCTGCAACCGTAATTCGTGGATTACTTTCAATTAAAGGCTCCCTACCTGTTAATATATTTATTGCTGTTGTTGTATTACCCTCTAATGCATCAAGTATTCTAAGCCTACCATATGTTGTTGTATACAAATTTTGTTGTAATCTTGAATAAAATGGGCCATTTTCAGCTTCTCTTATGTACCATGAGGCAAATTTCATTAATTCTGACTCATTTTCATAATCGGCAGCATTCATTATACCAATTAAATTGTGCGTTTGTCCTACAAAATATGGATATAAAGAAAGATTTGCCCTTCTTGCAAAAGTATTAAGATTTTCATTTACAAAATATTCTATTGGTTTAAAAGTATTTATACTCTGAGATCTTAATAATTCAGGAGAACGAGTATCCTCAACATCTCCAGGATCAGTATTGGCAAATGTGTTTAAATTACTAACACTATAATTACTTGCATTAAATGTTTGAGGTCCATTTGGGGCTTTTAATGTCTTAGTTAAAACAAAATCCCTGAAACGCTTACTAGCATTAAAATCTACATAGCTTGGCATCTTATACTTTTAATAATAAATACCAACTATCTGAAAATTCATATTAATTTGAATTTGGATTTATAAAACTATTCTTAAAATCGTCCTGCCATCTTGCATCTCCCCAAAATATTTGTGCAATTCGATCCATTGATGCTGCCATAGGATTAATATTTACATCAATAATTTTTCTTTCAACTGTGGGTGCTGCTGATGTTACTTTTTCTGAACGTCCTAATTTTTCTGCTTCTGCAAAACTCATTGACTTGGCGCCTGTATTTATTTCTCCTTTTTGTTTTTCTTCTGACGATTTACTCCACTTTTCATTTAAATTATTAATACCATTAATCATATCTGCTCCTACGCCTTCTCCAATATTTACAAGCCCATCAAATTGTTTAATTGCCTCTTTTGCATATTTATCCAATTCTCCAACTCCTGTCATTCCTAGTTTTGAAACGGCATCAGATAATTTTCCAACAAATTCACCATTTACTCCTAAAGCTTTCTCTACTAAATCTGCAGCATTTTGGCCAACTGTAATTCTCATATATCCTCTTAATGCAGACATATCTCTTTGGATGTTTTCGAGAGCCATAACTTGTTGCCTTGGTATATCTTTTGGATCCATTTTTTCAAAAGCGTCTTGTTGACTTAAAATTGTTTCTTTTTGAAATTCTGTCATACTATCTAGTGCTAACTGAGTTTCGCCAACACCCATATTTAAATCATCTCGCAGTGTCTTTGGAATATCGATAATCATTTTCCCACCCTCCATTCGAGCTAGGTTAGTTAAAAATTCTATCTCTTTTTCTGGTATATTAAAGTTTAATCCTGATAAATCATAGGCGGCTTCAGTTCGTTCTGCCTGCGCAATTGCAACATCGCTTAACTCCTCTAAACTCATACCAAATTCGTCAGCCATAGCTTTTGCCATTCTAAGTTGAACTCCAGTTACCTGAAACCTACCTTGTTCTTCATTATATGTTACTAATGATTTTGTTGCTCCAATTATTGCACCCTGTAATCCCTCAACATTATTTGTTGCCATATACATTAATTTAATTGGATCATTTAAATCTCCAAATGCTCCACCAATAACCTGTAAATTTGCAACAATATCAAGTGCTTTATCTGGACTCCAGACTTTTTCGGCCAAATCGAACACATTTTTCATGTTCATTCTGAATTCTACCGATTTTTGGGCCATTTTAGCTAAACCATCTACGCCATCTTTAAAACCATATTGATTAATCTTTTTTAAATTTTCAGCAACCATAGCCACTGTTGTTTTTCCATTTAACCCAAGAGCTAGAGATCTCATTGACATTTTTTCAATTAAACTAGACATATCTTTAACACCCAATCCAATTCTTTCAAAATCTTTTCCCATTGCAACAAAAGTTGACATATCTTTGGTAAATTTACTTGCCAAAGCCATTTCTTTCATTGTATCTTCATTAAGTAATTTAAACTTTCCTGATTCGGCAACTAGATTTCCAACAGATTCCGCAAATTCTTCAAATCCTATACCCAATTTTGTTGCCCAAGGAGACGCATCCATAATTTCTTCTCTAAACGCGCCTGCAAGTTCCCCTGTCATCATAGCTTTTTCATTAATCTCTCGAAAAAGCTTGTTGGTTTGTGTTAGATATATAAGAACCTCGTTTTCAAGAATACCTACTAATTTTTTAAAACCCATAGCCGCTCTTCCTGAAAATATATCAACAAGCCCCCCAATAATATCTTTTCCTCCTTCTATCGTTCCAAATTCTGGTAAATTCATTGTTGATGGGGCATACTGAGCAGCCATTGACTTACTGATAAATCCTCCTGTTCCCACACTTGGCGGTTTTAATAAGCCCTGGGCTGCGGTGTCCCCCTTTTCTTCAGCTGATAAAGCATTAAAAGCTGCTCGAGCATTTCTTGTTTCTGCCTCATATAATTGAGTATCGTGTCGATCTATACCACTCGTCCATTCAGAAAGAAATTTTCCCCAATTAGATTTTCCTCCCTTTGCAATGTCTATTAATTTAGAAGTAATACCTGCCATAATACTATAAATAGATTATTCTTTACTTTTCAATTCACTTATGTATGTCATATAATATCTTCTTACAAAAATAGGCATTACAAGAATGTCTCCATAAGAAAATCCCTGTTTAATTAAATATAAAATTTCTTTTAATTGACTCTCCCTATATTCCGTAGAAAGGACGAAAAAACTCCACCCCGAACCCAATCTCAACTTGGATATCTTCTCCTGATGGGGTGGTTACTTTCTGTGATAAATCAACTCCTGGCTTATTTTCAATCGAATATTTTCTAAAATCTTGAGAATCCGTAATTGGCATTTTACTTTCAATAAAATTATGTATTTGCATAATGTCTCTATTTCCTCCAAGAGATTTAATCATCATTTCGAGTCTTTTTGTTACTATAGGTGCTGGGCCAACTCCATTCCAACTTTCTTCTATCTTTTTAAGTTCTGTCTCCTGTTTTTGCGTTAAATATTTAAAAGTAATATCAATTCCGCTCTTTTTGAGATAATATGGATATTCACCATTTGCGTCCGCAACCAACGAAAAATCTTTTATTTTAAGACGAGATAAATCTATAACTGTTTCAAATTTTTCTCTGGTTTTGGGGTCTGTTACTGTCATATTATATTCAGATCCAAAAGAAGTGTTTCTTAAAAAAATTAATATTGCTTGTTTATCTTCTTCTACAATATCCTCAACTAATAGATCTTTATCTAATATTTTTCTTCTTAATAGTTCCATAACGACACCTCCGGTAGATGCTAGATTTGGTGATGCTAAAATATTTTCATCCGCTGCGGTTAAATAAGCCACTCTAACTGATTTTTTGTTGTTTTGATACATAATTCCCTTACTTGGTAACTCAACAATATCATACGCTATTGAAGGGTCAATTTTAAATTCTTCCATGTCTTTTTATTTTAATATAAGTATTATACAAAAAAATTTCCATATATGTATAAAAATATATGGAAATTTCTCTAAATTGTAAATGGATAGATGTATTTTAATTCTAATCTATGTAAATATCTGATTATCAAGTACTAATACACCTGTATACAACGATCCATGCGCAAGGTAGCATCAATAGTTGCTAAATCGTCTCTTCCATAGTCCAAATCTCCAAAATTGAGAGTTGATAAGAAAGTACCTTGAAGAATCCATTTTTCAACTACAACGCCCGTTGGGTCGAGCATTTCTAATTCAACATCTTTCTTATACCCAGCAGCGTATCCCATTCTACCTGTAACGCTTTCCGCATGTAGACGGAACCATTCCATTAGGGCTTGTGACGCAGACGGACCTATTGGGTCTTTAAATTGTACTTTTAATTCTTCCCATGTAAATCTTCCAGCAACATATGTTGATGTATTTAGGAATTGAATTTCCACAGGATTAATTTTTGCACTTGGTCTTGTTGCTGAGAATACATACCATTCATTGATACCTAAACTCGATGGGAATCTTAGAATAAATCTATTCTTTCTTTTCGGTTCATAAGGAACCGGCATCTTCATTAGTAAATCTGCCATTTTATTTCAGTTAATTCGTTTTATTGTTTTATTATAAATATATTAAATTTTAAAAAACATTATTTATTTGACTTTTCCGATTTTTTTTTGTAAATTTGTGGCCCAGTAAATAGATCATATGTTTAATATAAATACTATCAGATCGAAATAATCTTATATTGCTATCGCGTTAGTAGAAAAAAATATAAAAAAATTAAAAATATTTTTACAATTACTTGATTTTGTCAAAAAATTTTCGTATTTTTCGGCCCAACCATAGAGGATCAAATACTAGAATCCAGTAAAATATTTTTTATTAATAGGCCCAAAAGCATAAATGGACCAGAGATCTGCTAGCACATATATATACTAGAAGTATACTAGTATGATCCTGGGTGAAATTTTTCAAAATAAAAAAGGGTAGTTTCCTACCCTTTTCTTTTAAATCTATATTAAAGATTAAATATTCTCAAATGATGCTCCTGTTGGTGTGATTATAAATTCTATGTCTATAAATTCGAGAGATCTCGTTGGTTTGATGTAAATCTTACCTCTAAGAGTATTACTATCGATATCTTCAGGGTCATTAGAAACAACCAAACGGAAGTCATATAATCCTCTTTCTTTCTTAATTGCTTCAAGAATTGGATTAACCAATCTTGCAAATTCGGCTCTTACTTGTTCATCGTTTTGTTCGAACAATAATCTTACAGCGACAGCGGCAATCAGTTTCCTTGCTCTTAGTAACAATCTTCTGACATTAATTCTATCCAAAGCGCTTTCTCTAATCTGAAGAGTTTTGTTACCCCAAATAATTGGACCAGTATCGGAGAATGTAGCGATTGGGTTAATTCTCATTCTATAAAGGTCATCTCTTTCATCAAGAGTTAATTTTTTGGATGCTTTAATTGCATTTACAATACCCCTTGCATATCCTGCTACAGCGAACCAAGGATAAGAAACATTATCTGTTAAAGCAATATTTCTTAAAACTTCGCCAGTTGGAGGAACATAAAGTTGTGTTGAATTTTCATTATCTCTCACCTGTATCCATGGCCAATATAAAGCCGAATAATTGGAGTCAAGATTAATCGTATCAACCAAGTCAGTAATCTCAAGAACAGTCTGAACATTTGGTGTTGAAATTATGTAAAGTGAGTCTGCTCTATCTTCTTCAACCATATCAATTGCTTCTTCAGTTAATGAAGAATGGTCATAGAAGTTAATACCTGGGGTTGCAAAAACATTAATGTCGATAGCTTCAGCATTACCAAATGTTGTAATACCTGCAAAATATGCATAATAGTCTGAGTTTCCAACAGTAGGGTTAAAACAACCACCATTATCTGTATTATTATCATCATAAGTTGCTTTACCATATTTAAATTCATCTCCGAATGTTCTTACATCTCGGTAGATATCCCAGCCATCAAATCCTCCATTTAATGCAAATGTAAATTTGCGATATGTAATTTCTATTAATTTATTATTAACTCCTGTTTGCCCTTCTAGGTCATATGGTGTACAATCAAATTCAAAACCTGTAATTGTACTACCTGTTAATGTTGCTGCCTGAGATGATAAATGGAATCCGGGCGTTGTTGTGTTGGCATTTTTACCTTTAAATCTAAACATGCTGTTGTCATAACCTATTTGAGTTGATAATCCTAACATAACTCTTCTAAGTTTATCACCTGAATAGTCTTCTTGAATACCGTCCCATGTGTATGTAACAGCAGCCCCAGCATTATAATATTCGGTTTTAAATAAAACGCCCCCCAATACTGATGTATCAAGTTGGTCAGTAGTAAATCCTCTAAATCCTGCAGGAACGGCATCGGTTGGATGATCATTAGCCATTTCCAACATGATATATTTTGATCTTAATTCATATTCGGTATCAGATGTTCCAACTTTTAATGCTACATATCCAGGTACATCGGGATTCATAGAACATCTTGAAAATCTTTCAAGTGTAACCATATTTTCGTCTGTATCATTAAAATCACGAACAAGAATATCAAATTCTGCTGTGTCAAGGTCAATGTTTATTATACTAACCTTTACCTGAACATTTGATGCGTCTCCATCGGAAATTGCAACCACTCTAAATAAGTCTGCAACAATTCCGCCTCGTACTTCAGATACAACATATGGTGAAGCAGCAGTTTGCCATGTAGTTAAAAAGTCTTCGTCAACACTATGATAAATTGGTGTTACGCTTAATCCTCTAATTAATCCACGGTCTTTCAATGCTTCAGCAAATTTTGGATATGATTCAAAAACATATATTGGATAATTGGTTTCGCTCTTATCAAAGACGCTAGTTCCCAATACTTTTGTTATATATTTGGTTGATGTGTTATCTAAAGAACACACAAACGATCTTGTTTCACCACTAGCACCATCTGTAGTAACAGTAAGGGTAAATTCTTCTAATGGATCTGTTGCAACAACTGCTCCTGACATAGTTAGTCCAGTTGGTTCTGTTACTTGTAATGTTAGTGTAGATATATGATAAGATCCTCTTGACCTCAAAGCGGCAAGTACAATATTATCATATGCATTTACAGTAACACCAGTATATGTAAATTTTGTTACTCCAAATTCTGTTGTGGATGCAGAATAAACAAAAAGATATGAATATACATTAATATTAGGACTTGTTCCGTCAAAGAAATAATTATACCACGCAAAATTTGTAACATCGCCAATTGGTCCTGTAATTTCTAATGCTGCGGATAATCCTGATGTTGATGCTGTAGGAACTAATCCTATAGTAAACCATTCGCCATCAGCATATGTATCACTGGCGATAAATTCAGTAACAGAACTACCATCTGTAGCAGTTTTTCCTGATAATTCAGAATACATAGTACTGCCAGTTATACCTGTTGTTGTCGGTATTAGTGTTTCTGGCGCATCTTCATTTGGAGTTGCGGTAGAGTCGAAATCAAGACTACCTAATGTTGCAATACCATATGTTGTTGCGGGTAGATATCCTGTTAAACCAAGTATTCTTGTTACAAATAATTGATTTGATTCCGCCAGATATGATTTAGCAAAATATGGAAGTTCATAAGATGGGTTATCATTACCATCTTTTTCTGGTGATGTTGTTCCAAAATATGTTCTGAACTCGTCAAAGTTCTTTATTAGTACGGGTTCAAACGCTGGTCCTTTCAGTGTTTCACCCACCATGCCCAAAGTTGTTACACCAACACTTTGTGCAACGAATGTTAGATCTTTCTCAGATGTATATACACCTGGAGAAACAAATACTCTGTTTGATGTTGCCATTGATTCTTATAGTTAGTTAATTATTTATTGCTTTTATTACTAATAAATATCTTTATTTTTATCAAAGAATTAGTCATTAAAAAATTAAAAGATAGTATTTTATCTTTTTTTACTATTATTTATCTATATATATAAACAACATGACTAAAAACATTAAAATCAGCGAAAAACATCATCAGATACTAAAATCCTATTGTGACAAAACAGGATTAAGGATGTATCGTGTGATAGAGAAATGGATTGATGAGCTCGACAAATCAAAAAAAGAGGGGTTTAAAACAAGAAGAGACAAAGATATATATGATGAAATATAATTTATCTTAAATACACAATTCCAATTCTAGATCCAACAATAGGTGTGTATTGATATGTTACTTGATTTCCTGTCCAAGTAAATCCGTTGCCATCTTCTTCTACAAGCCCATTAGTTTCAACATAGATTACATCAGCTATCTGATGATCAACGGTAAAGGTTAAAGAATCATCATATATAAAATATTGTGTTGCTAAGAATAATAGTCTTCCATGAGAATCCTGAAATACATTACTTTTACCTGCATAATATAATATTGTAATAAGACTTCCAGCAACGGGAGCAGTTACAAAAGTTATTCTTGGCGTTCCAGTTATCCAATAATAATCAATATCTCTTTGTTGAACTAATCCATTAATTGCGACAAAAAATAAAAATCCTATACTTTCGCCAACATTAAAAGTAGTTTGAGTTCCATTAGCAGTAAATGTTGCGGTCGTAACTTCAATGGTTCTATTCGCAAATTTCTTTGTATAATTTTTTGTATCCAAGAATTCATACAACAACATTGCTCTAGCTATTGCTGGTTTAATTTCAAATTCTTCAGCATCAATTAAAAATCCTAACATTGTAAATTCATATGATTGTAAATAAAATCTACGGTTTTCTAGAGAATCAATTGGAGAGTTGTCGCTAATTCTATCTAAAATAATCGGAATATAATGTCCTTTTACTGTTGTATAAGATTGTCTTGATGAAAATTTTTGTAACACAACTTTATTAAATTTATTCAAATCTCTAAATTTTTGACAAACTATTATTACCTCAAATCCTATATCAATGGCAACTGGCTGTGGCATTTTATAAACATCCGCTCCTGCCATATTACCATTCCATGTTTTAACAGTCGCATAATAAATCTGTCTTCTATCGGGAATTGTCCTTTGAATATTTGGGTTAGTTCCGGGCTGAACATCGGGCTTTCTTATAACGCCAATAAATGGAACTTTCATATTTCCGTCCTCATCGGAAAATGTCCAGTTATTTGTAATTTCGCCCCATCTTTGAACAGTTAAAATTTTTGGAATAATAGGAATTTGAACACCGTCAGAAATCACCTTTAGATTCGATTTAACGAACTCTAACATTCCCATATCTAAATCATCGTGTAATATCTCATCGGGTAAATAGGTGTCAGATTTAGTTATCCTATCCAATAATTCTTGCCTTCTAGGAACTAGCTCTTCGGATGATGGCTCTGTCCCAACCTGTCTATAAACATTAATATTATTTTTTTTTGGTAGTGTCATTTTATATTCCTCTAAATTCATTTTCTTGTGTTGGAACGCAAAGTATTGTTCTATACGATGGCTTATATCCAAAATGATGATGTTTATTATCAGCATTAACCTTACCATCATTTGCAACAGTATAAAATCTCACTCTGCTTTCACTATCGGGATACCCAATATAATCGCCAAATCTTATATCTATCTTCAAGTCTTCAAGTTCTTTTGTATATACTGATAAAATCATATTGCCAGGTTCTAGATACCTTAACATACCTGTTTTATATGATTTTGTTTCCGCCTGAACAATATTAACTATACCATGAAACTCAACAGGTGGTTTATACTTAATTTGGTCTTTTCCAACTTCTCCATAAACATCGTCTGTATCCGTTGTTGTTCTGTCAACAGAATAGAGAACAAGTTTCATATTCAGATCTCCATGAAGATACTCCATACCCATCTGGATATGCAAATCAAAATCGTCCTCCGAAAAAAACTTGTTTAGCCTCGTTATAGGTAATCTATTTTCTGCCATACCTATAAATACTTTAATATTTTAATCTAATTATGTATATTATACTATAATTTAAATATGGAGACAAAGATACCTGAAATTGAGGCGAGAAACATTCTATTGACATATGATGGAGCCAATAATCAGTTAATAGAATGGAAAATGAAATTTATTAATAATAAAAGTTTTAAATTAACAAGACCTCAAGCTGATTATGTATTGAAATATTATCAAACAACGCCAAAAGTTGCCAGAAAATACATTGACATTGTTGCGTCGTTTGGAGAAAAGATACAAGAAGAAAAATTATTACCAAAACCAGTTGAAAAAATATGGTGTGAGAAATTATTATGTGAATCAGACAAAGCTTTTCATATTTGGGGTAAAATTTTTGATACAGAACAGAACCACGGGATATGGTTACCAAAAGGAGCAGTGTTACAACCCGAAAAAAAGTTAAATCGTGTTATTGATTATTCAAAATATAGTCATCGACCCCCAAAACCATGGCAACCGCTTGCAATCGAGAAACTTTTAGCTAATGATCGATTCATTTTAGCGGACGACATGGGGGTCGGGAAAACCACTTCGGCCATTATTGCGGCTTTAGAGTCAAACGCTAAGAAGGTTTTGATAGTTTGTCCCGCAAGTGTCAAAATTAATTGGAAAAAAGAGATAAAGAACTATACAGATCGACCAATTTTGATAGTAGAGGGTCGGAAATGGGGGTCAACATTTGATTTTTATATTATAAATTATGACATTCTTAAAAATTATCACACAACAGAGAAATCAGAAGATAGCGATGACTATAAATTAATAGTTAATGAAAAATTCGACCTGGCAATAATAGATGAGGCTCATTATTTGAGCAACAATTCAAGTATCAGATCAAAATTGTTAGGAGATATTCTTTTAACAATGCCAAAAGTCTGGTTATTAACAGGTACGCCGATGACTAACAGGCCAATTAACTATTATAACCTCTTAAAATTAGTTGATTCACCAGTAGCATTGAATTGGCAACACTATGTCAAAAGATATTGTAAAGGATTTAGAATGAAAGTCAATGGTAGAACAATATGGAATACAAGTGGACATAGTAATTTAGATGAATTAAGAGAAAGAACCAAAAGTGTAATGTTGAGAAGACTAAAATCAGAAATACCTGGATTACCTGAAAAAACAATCTCACCAATATATCTTGAATTAAAGAGTACGTATTATAATGAAGAGCTGGAAGATTTTATGAGAATTACTGAAGAAAATAAACATCGAACAACTCTTAATATTAATACTCAGGAAGAAGAACCAGATCCCGAAAATGTTGTTGCAGTTTTGGGCCGTCTTATGAAAGTCAGACAGGTTCTTGCATTTGAAAAAATACCATATACCTGTGAATTAATTGATAAATGTTTCGAATTAGACAAAAAAGTTATTGTTTTCACTAATTTTACGATGCCATTGGATATGTTACATGAAAAATACCCAAAAAATTCAGTAATTTATGACGGTAGAATGAATCAGACAAAAAGAGAAGAAGCAAAAGAGAAATTTCAAAACGATCCCAAGATAAAAATATTAATTGGGAATATTATTGCTGCTGGAATCGGTATAAATTTAACAGCTGCAGATGTTGTAATAATGAATGATTTATCATTTGTTCCTTCGCATCATAATCAAGCTGAAGATCGGGCATATCGACAAGGTCGGCAAAAAGACGTACTTGTATACTACCCAATATTTGAAAATACTATTGAGCAGATTATTTACAATATTTTACAAAGGAAAAAAGATATTATAGACCAAGCAATAGGAGATGGAGAATATTCAGAAGGGTTTGGTAAAGAATTACTCAAGGAGTTGTTTTAAGTCTCATTAAAAATTTTGCAAGACGATTCATAAAAACATTGTCCTCATATTTACCAACCACTATTTTAACATGAAGCTTTCCATCTTTTTTTGTTTTTTTTATAGTACTTTTTCTATCATCTGTTACATTTTCAATTTCAAGATCAATATGTTTTTCGAAACAATATCGATTTAATTCAAGCAGAAGGTCAGTTATCTCATCAATTACATTTTTTGTCATATTATTAGATATTTGAGTTTGTTTTGTTATTATATCAAATATACAAATATTTATAGAAAAAGTCAAATTATGGCAACAGTTATTAGTTCAACCGATCGCGAAAAACTTTTTACCCAAGTTCTTCATCTTTTAGGAATGCCTGTTCGTGGAGTTGAGATTACAGAAGAACAAATGGATTCACTTTTGGAGTTGTCAATATCCGAATATGAACAATATGTAAACGATTGGTTAATAGAATCACAATGGCCAACATTAGCAGGACTTGATATTGATACACAATCTTTAACAAGAGCGTTTACAACAAGGAGCTTAAGCTATCAAACACAATACACATATGCATATTCTAAAATTGTTGGACTACAAGCCGGCGGTGATTATGTATTAAAAAAAGATAGTTTTCAATTAGTTTCAGGACAACAAACATATGTGATTCCCGCTGGTCGTGAAATAAATGAACTATTGTGGTTTACAAGAGCAGAATTAACCGATTCAATCATTGATCCATTTTTAGGTGGTTTTGGCGGACTTGGTGGTGTTGGATTTGGTGGTGTTGGCGGATTTGCTCAGGTTGGGGTATCAGGTTCATATTTTATGTTACCAGCATACGACCTTTTATTAAGGATGCAAGACAGAAATATAAAAAACAGATTGATTGGTGGAGAATTAACATATAGAATTACAGCACTTGAGACTGGCGAAAAATTGGTTCATTTATATAACACGCCAGGCGGAAGATTTGATTTTGGATCCATAAGAAGTAACAATTATGCTGTTTGGTATTGGTATTATGATACAGTTAGTCATGATGATTGTCTAGATCAAAATAAAGATATTGTTAAACTACCATCAGATGTAGATACAGAAATTCTTACTTGGAACGCTTTAAATGGACCAGCTCGAAATTGGGTAAGAAAATATTTTATTGCTTATTGTAAAGAAGCTCTGGCGAGAATTTGGGGTAAATTTTCAGGCGACTTACAAGTTCCAGATAGTCAAATTAAATTAGATTATCTAAGTTTACTTACTGAGGCAAAAGATGAAAAATTAAAAATGATTGAAGAATTATTAGCCAGATTAGAAAGACTTCGTCCAGATAAAATGCTTGAGAGAACGGCAAACGAAGCCGAATCTTTAAATAAGAGTCTCAAATACAGAGCAATGGTTTATCCGATTCAAGTAATTTAAAAAATATTTTTTAATTTCAATTTTTTTGTTTATATTTGTGGCATTAAGACAAATTACGGAAGATCCGTAAATTAATGTGTCAAATTAAAGAATATAAACATGAATGAAGTTATTTCACAGGAAGCTATCGGAAGCTTTCTTAATGGAGAAGATCCCGAAGAATATATTGTTGGCATCGAATATGATTACAGAACCAACACAATCTTTAAAATAATACAAGACCCCAAAAAAGGTAAAATTGTTAAACAGGATACATTTGTTCCATTTTTATGGGTAGGAGATTTAACAGGTCTTGATTTTTATAAGAGGAGTAAAGCCACTCAAAAACAAAAAATGGCCGAACATAGTATCACAATTGAGCCATTAAAAACCTATGATGATATAAGACTTGAAGCTGGACTTAGATTTATTGTAAAATCATATAAAGGATATACAAGCCTTATTAATTTTTTTAAACAAGGCGGGATTGATCCGTGGGGAGAAAAATATAAAAAATATTTTCAGATATTATCGGTATCAGAGCAATATCTAGTACAAAAAAAGAAAAGATTATTTAAAGGTATCGAAGATTATTCTGATGTCTATAGACTTATGTTTGACATCGAAACTACAGGATTAAATCCAGAAACAGATAAAATAATATTAATTGGTGTTAAAACTAATCATGGATATAAAAAACTTTTCGATGCAACAGGTGAAAATGGAGAAAAAAGATGTATTGAAGAATTTTTTAATATAATTAGAGAATTAAATCCAACCATTATAGCTGGACACAATTCTGCATCTTTTGACTTTCCATTCATTCTTAAAAGAGCCGAAATTTTAAAAGTTGATATTCAACGAATAACCCAAATATTATCAACTGAAGGTATTAAAGTAAAAGAAGGGATTTTAAAATTAGCCAATGAAATTGAACCATATAATCAATATCTTCTATGGGGATTTAATGTTATGGATACTTCACATCCAGTTCGTAGAGCTCAGGCCATCAATTCCGAAATTAAAAGTTGGGGATTAAAATATATAACAAAATATCTGGAAAAAGAGAAGCCAAATCGAGTTTATGTTGATCCCGCATATATTTCCAAAATTTATTTAGAAAACGAAAGTTTTTATGTAAATCCTAAATCAGGCGGGTTTCGAAAAATTGGCGATCCGGGAACTAATGGCCTTTTAGAAAAATATCCAGGAAAATATGAAATATGGCCAGGAAGAAAAGTAATAGAGCAATATCTTGATGATGACCTATATGAAACAATGATCGTAGATGATTCATTTAGTCAATCAACATTTTTACTTTCAAAATTAATTCCAACCACATATGAAAGAATTGCAACAATGGGTACAGCAACATTGTGGAAACTAATTATGTGTGCATGGTCATATCAAAATAATCTCGCAATTCCCGAAAAAGACGAAAAAAGAGATTTTGTTGGTGGATTATCTCGATTATTACGTGTCGGATATTCAAAAGACATAGTAAAATTCGACTTCGCATCTCTTTACCCATCTATTGACCTCGTATATGATATATTTCCCGCTTGCGACGTATTGGGCGCTCAAAAAGCAATGTTAAAATATTTTCGTAATATTCGTATTAAATATAAAAGACTTAAAGAGGACAATGAAAAAATAAATCTTGTTTTATCCGAAATGTACGATAGAAAACAATTACCTCTTAAAATATTCATTAACGCTTATTTTGGTTCATTATCGGCGCCTAAAGTTTTTCATTGGGGCGACATGAATTTAGGCGAAATGACAACCTGTATTGGAAGGCAATTTCTTCGTATGATGATTATGTTTTATTCAAAAAAAGGATATGTTCCTCTCACGATGGACACCGATGGCGTCTGTTTCTCAACGCCTTACGATATTGATGATCATATTTATATCGGTAAGGGAAATAACGAACTGGTTGAAAAGGGTAAAGAATATACTAGCATCTATGCTGATACAGCGGAATTTAATGACATATTCATGAGAAATGAGATGGGTTTGGATATTGACTATACCGCCTTATCAATGATTAATGTATCTAAAAAGAACTACATATTGAAGATGGAAAAAAACGGTAAAATAAAAATAAAAGTAGTAGGAAACACCCTTAAATCCAAAAAATTACAACAATATATAGTCGAATTCTTAGATGAAGGATTTAAATATCTATTAGATGGCGATGGCTTATCTTTTATCAACTTATATTATTCTTATATTGAAAAACTATATAATCATCAAATTCCGTTAGTAAAAATAGCAAATAAAGCTCGCGTTAAACAAAGTATTGATGATTATAAAAAATATATTAAAAAAACCACAAAATCCGGATCTCTTATGGCCAGACAAGCACATATGGAACTTATTTTGCAAGATGAATATCCAGCATCACTTGGAGAAACAATATATTACATTAACAATGGTACAAAAGAATCCGACGGTGATGTTCAAAAAGTTTCAAGTTATGATAGAAAATATACGAGAAAAGAATTAGTTGAATATCAGGATTCTCATAACGGAAAACTTCCCCCAAAGAAATTTCATATTGAAATAAAATGTTATCGAATTTCAGAGAACGATATTCTAAATAACCCAAATATGACAGGCGAATATAATATCGAGAAATACATTACCAATTTTAATAAACGAATCGAACCACTACTTGTAGTGTTTAAACCTGAAATTAGAAACGATATTTTAGTTGAAAATCCCGAAAATAGACAATATTTCACCACATTACAATGTGAACTTGATAGTGGCCATCCATTAATTCCGAAAGAGAAAAGAACAATTAAAAAAGTACAAGAATATAGTAATAAACCAGTTGTACCAAAAAAGAAAATAATTGTTAAAAAAGGACAGGATGATATAGAAGAAGTTATGACATTATCCGATGGAGAAGTGATATTTTGGAATCGTGTGGAGAAAGACCCATATTTTATGTATGTAGAAGATAGTTTATCTCTAGTTGATCAATATTGGGTTGAGCATAATAAAAAAGTTGTTCATTTAGAAGCCGAAGCCAGTAAAATTATTGAAGAGGATGAAATTATCTCTAATGATGGTAGAGATTTGGCCTATCACGCAACCAATGTCTAATTAATATGAATATAAAGTTTTTCTCTGATAGGAACAATTAGTTTTGTTGTATTATTTCCTACTCCATCTGTAAATTGAATTGTAAACTTACCTTCGAATTTACCAATTTCGGCTGTTTGTTCTTCAGTAAATCTATATACAATATAATATTCGTCTGTTGTCTGATTATATTTTTTTACTCTTAATGCTAATGAAGCTGTTGCCCCCAAAATAACAGGCGTTCCTGTTTTAACATCCGACATTTCAAATGTTATTTCGGAATTTTCCAATAAATCATTGAATGATGATTTGTCGTTTTTACCATCATCAATCAATCTCATCTTTAATATTGGGTCTGTTGCCCCTTGTCTTATATAAAAATCCATATGTTATAAATATATATGTTATGCGTTATTTGAGTTATTATTATAATAACACATTGCTCCAGTAACATCTGCTAACCATAAACTAGCATCTGTTATTAAAGGAATAGGTGTGTTATTATTATATACGGTAGTTTCCACATTAGTAACAAAATTACCATCCCTTGCGCCATTTCGTACAAAAAGTCCTGTATCCCGGATCTGTATATGTTAAATATTGCATTGGTTTATTATTTTATAATGAAAATCATCATTAATTTTTTCAATTTTATAAAAGTTTATTATTTATACCAAATCTAAACATATATAATCGTTTCGTTATTATTCGCTGCCAAATAAACTATATCCCCATCTGGACCGCCTGCGTTGTTCGTTTCGAAATACACAGGTACGGTAAGTGTTATCGTCTGTCCTGTAATGAGATTAAATACACCATCATCCCCTGACGTCCCTCCAAGTGAAGTGTTTGCTGCTGCGAGTGCAGGTAGGCTGATAGTGGTTAAGGCAGTACAAGACTGAAAACAACCACTTCCTGCTGTAGTGAGTGCAGGTAGGCTGATGGTAGTTAAGGCGTCACAATAATAAAAACAATAATTTCCTGCCGTAGTGAGTACAGGTAGGCTGATAGTGGGTAAGGCAGTACAAGACTGAAAACAAGCATTTCCTGCCGTAGTAAGTGCAGGTAGGCTGATGGTAGTTAAGGCGTCACAATAATAAATACAATAATTTCCTGCCGTAGTAAGTGCAGGTAGGCTGATAGTGGTTAAGTAATATCCATAATAAAAACATCCTTCACCTGCCGTAACTAAAGCAGGTAATATAGCCGTTTCAAGTATCGTTCCATTACTATCCACATCATAATCACCAAACGAGTTATATCCTGCTTCAATAATACAATTTGTATCTACAATGCTAATTAAATGTCCGTAGTCATCCCAATCAGTTGAGAACAATGAATCAGGGACAACAATATTTGCTCCGCCTGTCAAATACACTTTATTGCCTGAAACATAAATGGAAGTAAATGGACTAACAGGAGAACCAAAGGCTAAATTCCAGTCAGCAAGTAAAGTAGCATCGCCACCTATCATGCCCGAAGCATTAGCAAGTAAATCAAACTCCATCATCAAGTAACCATTTATCCCCACTAAGTTGTTTGTTATTAAATATTGTATATCTCCATCAGGGGCACTACCATTATTTGTCATAAAATAAGATGGTATTGTAAGTTTTATCACCTGTCCTGTAATGCTAAGAAATACATTATCATCCCCTGATGTCCCTCCAAGCGAAGTGTCGGCTACTGCGAGTACAGGAAGGCTGATGGTGGTTAAGGCGGTACAAGAATAAAAACAATAATCTCCTGCCGTAGTAAGTAATGGTAGGCTGATAGTGGTTAAGGTGGTACAATAATAAAAACAATAATCTCCTGCCGTAGTAAGTGCAGGTAGGCTGATAGTGGTTAAGGCGGTACAATAATCAAAACAACTTCGTCCTGCCGTGGTGAGTGCAGGCAGGCTGATAGTGGTTAAGGCGGTACAATAA